TACAACTCGTCGCAGTGTGCTTTCAAATGGGAAAACTTTGAATTCAACGCCACCTGCCCGAAATGCAAGACGACGGGCACGTGGCGCCACATTGATCGCCGCGGCGGCAATAACGACGAATTGAAGGTCAAACGCTGGAGCCCGCACGAGATTGATATCTTGTGGGACCCGTATAGCGACGAATGCTCCTACGTCTGGAAGATTCCGCAAGATTATCGCGCGTTGATAAAAGAGGGGCACCTGCACCACCTAGAGCGTGCAAGTTGGGAAGTGATTCAGGCGGTCAAGAGCGAACAAAACCTGATGTTTGACAAAGGTGTCATTTATCACTTTCGAGAGGACGCGCTCGCTGGCATGCGCAATCGTGGTTGGGGTATTTCGCGCGTGCTGACAAATTTCCGGCAGGCGTGGTACGTGCAACTGCTGCATCGCTATAACGAGGCGATCGCGCTGGACTACGTTATCCCTTTTCGCGTAATCACGCCGGCTCCTCGCGGCGGCGACAGCCAATCCAGCGATCCGGTGCACACCATTAACTTGTCTAATTTTTCTGCGCGTGTAACCGCTATGCTGCGCGCCCGACGCACAGACCCGGCGCGCTGGAACGTGCTGCCTTTCCCTGTGAACTATCAGGCACTTGGCGGCGACGCGACACAGTTAGCGCCACGCGAACTCATGGATCAAGCGCTCGACACGCTGCTCAAGTGCATCGGTATGCCCATTGAGTTGTTTAATGGGACACTGTCGTTTCAGGCGGCGCCTGCCGCGCTACGGTTGTTTGAAGCCAATTGGAGCCACTTACCGCACAACTTAAACCGCTTTTTGACAGACCTTGCCAGCAACATCGCCAAAGTTATGTCGTGGGAGCCGGTCGGCGCGAAGTTGACGCGCGTCACACACGCCGACGATCTCAACCGGCAAATGGCCAAACTGCAACTTATGCAGGGCCAGCAGATTAGCAAGAGCACCGGGCTCAAGAGCGTCGGCATCGATTACGAGGAGGAAGTCAAGCGGATGCTCGACGAAGAACGGATTTACTCAGAAGAGCAGGAACGGATGCAGAAGGAGATGGAGCAGGCGCAGCAGATGAAAGACCTGTCCCAGTCCGGCGACATGATGCAGGGCATGGGGCAAGCGGGCGCCGGGGCGACTGGTATGCCGCCGGGAGCCGCACCCCCGGGCGGCGGTGGCGCCCCTGTGCCGGCCGCTGGTGGTGCGCCAATGGGTCCCGGCCAGCCGTCGGCAGTCGATCAATTTCTTATGCAGCGGCAGAATATGCCCAACGTCCCGCGCACACCCGAAGACCTGCAACAACAGGCGCAGATTATCGCGAACCAGTTGTTATCTATGCCGGAGACCCAAAAGGATTCCGAACTTATCAAACTCAAGCGCGGCGACGCGACCATGCACGCACTGGTCACGAGCATCATGGACGATATTCGCCAGCAGGCGCGGTCACAGGGCGGGGCGATGGTTATGGCGCAACAGTATGGGCAGCCAGCACCTTCGGGCATGTAACAATGGCGATTGGTATCTATACGCATTATGCACAATGCGACCAGACATACCTCGCCTTGAGGTTGGCAAACTTTTTGCGTGAACGCGGCGAAGAATTCTCTATCTACGCTGACAACCAACCCGCAAAATTAAAAACTTCTTTTGACGGCGAGATTGTTTGTCGTACGCGGCAGCCGTTCACAAAGTGGGTGGCAGATAAAACCGCAATCGTGTGGACGCAGATTCCCCGCGCCGAACAGATTAACTACGCCAGTAACCGCGGTGTGACCACAATATTGGCGCCCATGTGGCAAGAACTACAGACGCCATTTAAAAAAAACGCCAAACAAGCCGATCACGTTGTGGCGATGTGCACCGAAATGCGGGAGTTGTTTCAAAGCGTATACCGGTTTAAAAACATTACGCTTATTCCATACGACACTGGTTTGCCCATCACGAAAAAAGACAGTGACGTCAACGCGAAAAGCGTCAAGTTATTTTTACCTTGGTTTGACCGCAACGCCCGGTGTACCCACAGCGCCTTTCTCGATCATTTGACACAAATTGTGACTTACATGCCCGAGGTGTATTTAACTGTGGGCGTCTCGTCAAGCAAGTTTTCGCCGGCAATCGCTAAGTTTTTTAAGCGACTTGGCGCAACCACTGGGCGCGTCACGCTTTTACGTAACGTTCCGGTAACGGCTCGCGCAAAACTATACGGCGCGCACGATCTCACCGTTTTTCCAGCCGAATGTGATAATTACGGACTGTGCAGTTTAACGTCAATTACGTGCGGCACGCCGGTTATTACGTTTGCCGTGTCACCGCAAACCGATTTTGTTTACCCTGATATGAATGGCGCATTAGTCAAAACCAAAATAGACTATGACGAGCATGGTGTTGCACATGCCGCACCAGACTATGCGCAATTTGCCGGCACATTACAGGCTATGATTGCGGAGCCAAAGTACATCGACCGATTAAACACAAAGATTAACTACAACTTAAACTCGCGCCGCAAATCGTTTGAACTAGGATGGCACTCGATTTTGCGCCTTGTCTAACTTGTGCAGCGCATGGAGGCGCTCATGAAAAAAATCGACGAACTATCGCTGGAGCGAACATTCAATTTTGCGCGTACGTGCTACGGCGACCGGAAAACACACGCTGGCGAACCATTTCTGGTGCACGGAAAGCGAGTAGCGGCGCAGGCTGAGGTAATTGCGCACAAATTATACGGCTCAGCCCGGACCAACTATTTTCCCGACAGCGTCAAAGATAACATAGTCGCCGCTGTGCATTGCGGACTACTACACGACGTGCTCAATGTAAGCGCCTGCACATTTGAAAACGTCGCCGAGGTTGCCAACGTCCAAATTGCCGCAATGGTTGCCGCTATCAGCCGCGACTTCCGGTTAGTCGAGACAAAGCGCGATATGGAATTTCGTGGGCGGTTGAGTCAAAGTCCAATCGGGTCGCAAATCGTTGTGGTGGCTGACGGTATTTGTACCGCGCAATTTTTGCTCAACGCCCTCGACAAGTCAGGTAAGGCGGTCATTCCTGCCGCCAAAAAATTGCTGTCACAAATCGACGGCGATTTGCTGGCAGTGCATGCAGCGCAAAAATATTATGTCTTGCGCATGTATGTACATGCGGCTAAAAATTTGCTGTCGGATATCAGTCAGAAAATCAAATCGTGCCGCCAGCAGGCCAAAATGGACAAGATGCTTGAGGCCACTAAAAAAGCCATTGAAAACTCAAAATCTGCTGCGCCCGTAAAAGACAAGTCGCGGCGAAATAAGTCGGATTCGTCGACCCAACAAACCGAGAAAAAGAGGAAGACTCGCTATGCCAGAAAACGAAATATTCAGCAAGATTCTGAGTGACTATGTGGCCGCGAAAGAATTTTCCGGCGACCAATCTGTCTTGAAAGATTTTTGCGAATACGCTAAAACGTGGTTCGCCCAAAACGGGGTAGTCGGACTTGGGCACACCGTCACAGGACTTGCGCTTCGATTTCAAGACGGCACAGAGCGCCTTTTGTTTGCAAATGAGCAGCCGACAACAGACACGCCGGCGATGAGCATTACTGGTATGAACGGCGGCAGTGTTCGTGGCGGCGGGGGAATGGCTGACACCTCTTTCCGTATTACAGGATAACGACAAGGATCAGGAGCGGCGAGACATGCGCGACAACAACACGCATGACGCGGCCGAGCCGTCTCCTGCATCCGCTGGTTCTCAAATGGAACTAACCAGCAGGCTGGCCGAAACCATTGGAGCCGACCCGGCGCTGACGCAGAGCATTCGCATCGATGCCAATATCGACAGGGAGCCGACCGTGACTGTGACGATGCTAGTAGATGCAGATCAGGTCGGAAGAATCATCAAAATGTCAACTTGGGCGGACTTCACACTTGTAAAAAACGACGAACTCAAGCGACTGCGAAAGCGCACTGCGCTCACCGGCGAGGAGCGGGAGGCGGTGGCAGACGCGATCCGTCGCCTATGGGGATTCGATTGCGCCGTCACTCTGCGGGCGTTGCTGGAGCGGACGAAGTGAGAACG